AGTCCGGCAGAATCACAACTCCCGCAAACTCACCAGCGAGGCCGTGGAGGCCCTGACTGGGAAACCGCTGGAATGGTTTATTGAAGCGGTAGGAAACAGAAATGAGGTGAAAGAAGATGGGAACGAGCTCAACCAAGACACGTACGGCAACAAAAAACAGTAAGGAGGGCGCACATATGGAGTCTGAGAAAAAAGTAGAGAAGAAGATCCTCAAAGAAGAGCACTTGGATTACCTAATCGAATTGTGGCTGAAATACCACAATGAAACCGCTGTAGAGATCAAAAAAACCTATGTTGCATAAGAAAGCCCCGCTTGTCTAGCACCAAGCGGGGCACGGAAGAGGTACACGAAATGGAACGCATACCATCACACAGCAGGAATTATACCACAAGGCGGTGGGTGCCGTCAAGCGCAGTGCGGGACCTTATCCTTACCGGTATTGCCATTGGGATTTGTCTTGCGGCCTGCTGCGGGGTCCACGCGCTGGATGCTGGCCCGGGCATCACCCACACGCTGGACAAGCATCCCGGCGGGCCTGTGCTGGCGCGGGAGCTATTAGAGGCAGAGCTTATCAATCCCACTCCATTATCGGACGAGCTGTACATAGTCCTGCTGGATGCCTGCGAGGAGAGCGGCGTAGAGGTGCCGCTTGCGCTTGGCGTGATCGAGGTGGAGAGTGGTTTTGACGTGGACGCGATCGGTCCGGACGGCAAAGATATCGGGCTCTATCAGATCAGGACCAGCAACCACGCATGGCTGACATCGGAGACCGGAGCGGACCCTATGACGCCTGCAGGCAACATTGAGTGCGGCGTGTGGATGCTAGGGTATCTGCTGGGCCGCTATGAGACCCAGGACGCGGCCCTTACGGCTTATCGGTGGGGCCATGACAATGGGAAAAGGACATATGCAGCCGCCGTCTTTGAGGCGGCTGAGAAATGGAGGAGCGCATTATGGCCGGAAATTTTAGGATAACTTTGGCCTTTCTAAAAGAGCTTGGGGCGTGCCGAGACGGGCAGCGTGAGTTCGACAAAGCGTTTCCCGATGGTGCTGGATACCAGGAGACGCTTGACAAGTGCGCTGATGAGGGGCGTGTTGATTTTGGCGAATGGCTATTGCATAAGCTGGGCCCTACAGACGATGTGCGCGTCTACCAGGAGCCGATTAATGACCGCAATCGAGTTATTATTTTTGCGGGCCGAATCGAGTTTAAGGGAGATGTTGATGTAAAACATATTTTGGCTGGCCGGGGCATCAGGGCTGGCCGGGACATCAGGGCTGGCGATGGCATCGAGGCTGGCGGTGGCATCAATGCTGGCGAGGGCATCGAGGCTGGCTGGGGCATCAAGGCTGGCTGGGGCATCGAGGCTGGCTGGGGCATCGAGGCTGGCGAGGGCATCGAGGCTGGCGGTGGATACGGGATTTTCGCCGGGATTCGCGTCAAAATCGAGCTATGGTCTAGCCTTGCGATTGTTGAGGCAAACACTAAGCCAATAAATCTTATTTCTGGGCATTGGGTGGGACCAAATTCCACAGAAAATGGGTGATCATATGTCAACACAGATTACGAGAGGAACCCGAAGAGAAGGGTATAATCGAGCACTGTCCACGATCACGCCGCGCCAAGCCCTCATTATCTCGGCACTCAGGACGGGGCCGATGACTGCGGCTGAGGTAGCGGACAAGCTGGGGTTTGGAGACCTCAATGCGGTTCGGCCACGACTCAATGAGTTGGAAAAGATGGAGGTCGTGCATGTAATAGATAAGCGGATCAACCCGCACAGTGGCATAAACAATGCGGTGTACGAGTTGAAAAGGGAGGCAGGAGAATGCTGCACTCAATAATGGACGATCCGCAAGACCGCTCCGCAGAGGCTTATTGCCAACATTGTAAAGCAGAACTTTGGGGCGGCGGCGCAGAGCCTGATTACGAAGGCAAAACTTTGTGCTCCCAATGTCGGGAAGATATAGCCGATACGGAGCACCGGAAAGAGATGATTACCGCAGTTTTGGAGGCGGTAGATCAAGAAAATAAAAAGTATTTGTCCGATGATGTGTGCAACGTCATTTGGAACAGGTTAGTTGCAAAATTTGGAATATAGGAGGCCAAAATGAATATCTACGAGAAAATAGCCTCCATTATGGGGGATATCCAGTACCTTGCAAAGGACGATAGGGTGGAGTTTAACAAGACCAGTTATCGCGCACTGTCAGAAGAAAAAGTCACCTCTATCATGCGGTCGGAGCTCGTGAAGCACAAATTGGTCGTGTACCCAGTGGCCCAGACCACGAACCGTGCGGGCACGATTACCCACGTAGATGTGACATATCGGATGGTCAATGTGGAAGACCCCAAGGAATACATAGAGATCGCCTCTTGCGGAGACGGCGCGGACACGCAGGATAAGGGGAGCGGCAAGGCGATGACGTATGCCTTTAAGTACATGTGGCTCAGGACATTTGCTTTGCCGACTGGAGAGGACCCTGACAAGATTTCCAGCGCGGAATTAGACGCGAAACAGGCAAATATACAGCCTCAAGGGCCTCCTTGCGCGGACTGTGGGAAAGAGATTATGCCATACAACGATGGTAAGAGAGCCATCACCGCCGCAGAAATGGCAGCTCGATCCACGGAGATGTTTGGGCGAGCGCTATGTGCTAAGTGCTCCAAGGCGGAGGGCCGGAGAAGGGCGGATGCTGGCGCATGATACTGACCTGTGACAAGGCCCGTTGGTATGAGGACAGTGAGGGGTTTTGGGCGGCGTTCCGCACACGGGACCGGGCATCAGCCGCCAAGATTGCCGAGCAGATGGACGGCGCTTGGGTGGTGGAGGCCAGAAAACAGCTACGGAGGCGCAGCCTGGACGCTAACGCCTACCTGTGGGTGCTGCTGGACAAACTTGCGGCGGCACTGGGACAGACCAAGGAGGAGCTGTACCGGGGCTTTATCCGGGAGATTGGTGTCTTCCGAGATTTTCACCTCGCGCCGGAAGAGGCGGCAACCTTTGAGGTGGCATGGTCCCGGCTGGGAACCGGGTGGGTCACGGAGCAGGTGGACTACACCCGCGATGGGGAGCAGGTGGTGATCCGGGCCTATTACGGCAGCAGTCAATACAACACCAAGCAGATGACCCGCCTTATCCGCAGCGTGGCAGAGGAGTGCAAAGCACAAGGGATAGAGACTATGACACCGGAGGAGCTGGCCGGTCTGATGGACCGCCGGTAGGCTGTTTGATGGATAGCATTTTACAGGGCGATACGCGAGAGTGCTACCTCACAGGGGCAACAGATGGGCTCCATAGACATCATATTTATTTCGGCAATCCTAACCGCAAAATCAGCGAGGCAAACGGGTTCTGGGTATGGCTCCGCTGGGACTGGCACAATGGTGCCGAGTATGGAGTGCATTTTAACAGAGACCTGGACTTAAAGCTTAAACGGGAGTGCCAAGAGAAATACGAGGAGACCCACAGCCGGGAGGAGTTCCGGAAGCTGATCGGGAAAAGTTACTTGTAGGAGAACGAAGCATGCTCAACAAAATTTTTCTTCAGGGCCGCCTGGTGGCGGACCCTGAAATGCGGCACACCCCCTCGGGGGTAGCCGTGGCATCCCTGCGGCTGGCCGTGGACCGGGACTTCAAGGACAAGGAGACCGGGGAGAAGAAGGCGGACTTCATCAATGTGGTCGCTTGGCGCTCCACCGCCGAGTTTGTCTCCCGGTATTTCACCAAGGGCCGTATGGCCGTCGTGGAAGGCCGTCTCCAGATCCGGGATTACACGGACCGGGACGGCAATAAGCGCACCGCCGCAGAGGTAGTGGCCGACAACGTCTATTTTGGCGACTCCAAGCGGGACGCCGAGGGCGACGGCTACGGCGGCTCATATGGCGGCGGACATTCCGCGCCGCCCTACGGTGCACCAGGGCAGCACGTGGACCAGTTCGCAGAGCTGGAGGAGGACGACGGTAATCTCCCATTTTGATGGACCGACAATAGACGGGCAGGTGAGCAGGTGGAGAGACAGCAATTTACATTTTACCGTAGCTACTATGAGGCGCTGAAAACGCTGCCCAAAAAAGAGCGTGAGGCGGTCATCATGGCAATGTGCGCCTATGCTCTGGACGAAGAGGAGCCGGAGCTGTATGGCGTGCCCGCGTCTTGTTTCACGTTGATCCGTCCAACACTGGACAGCGGTCGGAACAAAGCGAGAAACAGGAGCGGCAAAACGAAAACAAAGCAAGAACAAAACGATAACAAACAGGAAGAAACGGGTAAGGAGAAAGAGAGAGAGGTAGAGGTAGAGGTAGAGAGAGAGAACGATAGTTTAAAAATATCTCCCCCTGTCGGGGGAGATACAAAAGCCGCCGCCGTCATTGCCAATTACTTGGACCGGGTAAACCCGGCTGCCTCCCCGGCGTCGCTGGAAGAGCTGAGCGGGTATGCCCGGCGCATGGGAGAGGCGGTATGCAAGCGGGCGTTTGACGTTGCGCTGGACAGCAAAAAGGCTACATGGCCGTACATACGGGCCATTTTGAGGGACAAAGAGGCCAGAGGGGTGAAATGCCTGGCGGACTGGGACAGGCTGGAAAATGTCGAACGACCATCCCCTGGCAAAGGCAAGGGCCCCAAAAGCGGGTATTACGGGGGTACTGGAGACGATGCAGAGAAAATCGAGGGCGATCTGGACTGGATGGAACGATATCTGGAGGCGAAAAAGCAGGATGAGCGGGAAAATGAGCCGTGAAAAGGGCAAGAGAGGAGAACGGGAATGGGCGCGCTGCTGCCGGGACAACGGGTATGATTGCCGCCGCACCAGCCAGTATTGCGGACAGTCTGGAGACGCCTCTGATGTTGTGGGCCTGCCCGGTATCCACCAGGAGGTCAAACGGGTGGAGCGCCTTGACCTGTACGGGGCTATGCTCCAGGCCAAGAGAGACGCAAAGCGTGGGGAGATACCGATTGTGGCGCATCGGAAAAATGACCACAGGTGGGTCGTTATCATGGACGCCGATGATTGGTTTACGCTCTACAGCGCATGGGAGGTGGAACGGTGAAAGATTACCTTGGATTTTGGGGAGACAGACCGAATCAGACACCGGCTGACGAGATCAAGGGCGCTCACAGGCCATGGCTGGAGGCGGACAAGCCCTATGAGGCTTACCACCAGGCAGAACCGCAAGAGAGCATTGACCGGTGTCTAACATGCAAAATCCGGAGGAGGTATTGCCACGGCAATGGCGTCGGATGCAAAGACTACGAGACACGCGGCGGGTCAAACCGAGGGAGAAAGAGGGCGGCAGGATGACCTGGAAGATGATCGAGGGCTACCGATGCCCTTATCGCATCAGCGACCAGGGAGAGGTGCAGAGGCAAACGAAGGATGGGCGTTGGGTACGGGTGAGTGCTCATCTGTCACGAAACCGGGCCTATCTGACACTCAGAAAGGCTGACGGTATTCCACAGAAAGTGGCGGTGGTGCGGCTTATGGATACCTACTTCTTCGGGGGCAGGGCAAAACGGGATAACATGCACCTCATGCACAAAAACGGGGCCAAGATGGACTGCGCAGTTGAAAATCTGGTCATCACCACCAAGAAGGAGATCGGGAAGCACTGGGGCGGCACCGGGAGGCGAAAGGCAGTTGTGCGGCGCGACCGGAACGGCGCGGAGACGATGTACAAAAGTATAACTGCTGCGGCAAAGGCAAACGGAATTAGCAGGACTGGGCTATGCAGGCGGCTCAACGGTAAGACACAGGACCCAAGAGGGTATCGATTTGAGCGGCTGGATTAGCATGGACATCGCCGTGCTTTGTGTGCAGCTCGGCAATCTTCATGTGGCGGAAACGACACGGGCTGGTATCCCGTGTTAGGCGGAAAGGAGAGCTTGCGGATGTACATTGTGAGCGCGAATCAGTCCCAGGTGGTTGATTCGGCTTTTGTGGAGCGTTTTGTCCTGGTTGAGAAGCCAGATGCGGTGATCTTAGCGGCAAGTTACAACGACACGCGCCTGCCTGTGACCCTGACCAAGTTCTGCACGATGAGCGAGGCACGCAATACCCTGTTAGACCTCGCAAACGCATTGGGCGGCGGCCAGACGGTATACCATCTACAGGACTATCTGGCGGATGGAAGCATGACCTGGAAGCGGGATGCGCGGGTCAAAAGGAGAGGAGGGTCCTGATGGACATTGATAAACTGATTGAGGCTGTGAGACTGTGCGGCAGCTCGCCAACAATCTATCAGTGCGAGGCGTGTGCCTACTATACGGGTGGAGATATGGGGGCGTGTATACCGGAGATGACGGCACAGGCCGCCGACGCCCTCTCCGCTCTCAGGAGCGAGCTGGAGCAGGTGGAGCGGGAGAGGAATGTGGCGTATAAACTACTTGGTGGAGAGCCCCCAAAGACCTGTAAGACCTGTGTCCTTTGGGGGGGGAAACGGATGGGGACAATACCAAATTGGGTACTGTGAAGGAGATGACAACCCGCATGGGCCGAATGATTTTTGTTCCAGGCATCGCGGGCCGCAGAAGGAGGGATGAGCATGAAACCAATCCTGTTTAACATCGAAATGGTGCGGGCTATCATGGAGGGGCGGAAGACCGTCACACGGCGGATGGTGAAGCCGCAGCCGAAAGGGGCCCATACTGTTTTGGATTGTGATGACTACGAGCAAACGTTTGATATGCTGTGCGGGAATGGAGGAGAGGGCGGCGTTTCCCTCGATTGGGCCGAAACTATTAAGGCTCCATGTTGGGAAGGCGACATCCTGTGGGTGCGGGAGACCTGGGCAAAAAACCCGTTCAGGGATGGATACATCTATCCGACCGAGGTGCCTGGAGCAGGTCAGAAGTGGAAACCATCCATCCATATGCCACGGGAGGCCGCCCGGCTGTTCCTTCGGGTGACGGATGTGCGGGTGGAGCGGTTGCAGGACATTGACGATGATGGCGCGAAGGCCGAGGGAGCAAACTATCAAGATGGAAAAAATGTGGGCTGGGAAGAAAAAATGCGCCGGACCGCCATAGACCGTTTTGCAGAGATTTGGGACAACACCATCAAGCCCGCAGACCTGCACCTCTATGGCTGGGAGGCCAACCCGTGGGTGTGGGTGATCGAGTTCGAGCGGGTCAGCAAGGATGAGGCCCTTGGAGGTGGCGGGGATGACTGTACTGACGCACATTGACCGGGTACCCTTTGGCGCTCCGACGCCGGAAGAAATTGCCCACGACAAAATAGCAAAGCAACACTTTTTGGAATACTGCGACAGCGGAAAATGCATCCGGGGCGCAGCGCACGCCAGGAAAGCAAATTGGCATGAGGGGTTTTGCGTCTCATGCGCATATAACCCGTATAACATAGCTGCCAACGATGACCACCAGAAGGAGGGGCGAGCATGGAGAGAGTAACGCAAAAAAATGAACGCGGCTATTATCTTTTGGGCGATGGTATTTATAGCGACTGGGGCGTGCCTGAGAAATTCCGGGGGGATGCTGTTGACCGCCTCGCCGCCTACGAGGACACCGGCCTGGAGCCGGAGGAAATCAAGGCGACATTTACGCCGGAGGCTGTCATAAAACTGGCGGCACAGGCCCTTGGCACCACGCCAGACCGCCTCCGAGAGCTGGCCCAGGCGGACCGGGAAAAGAACGACCCGTTGACGCTGGACGAGCTGCGGGGGATGCGCGGGAAATGGGTCTGGGTTGTATCTCCAGACAAAGATTTGACCGTGTCCGCATGGGCATACGTTGGGGCAAATCATGTGTTTACATACTGGGAGTATGATAATGACGAACTGGTCGGGCGTGTGGTATACAACCTGTGCGACTATGGAGCTTGGATTGCCTACCGCAACCCGATTAAAACGGTTATGCCGGGGGAGGAACAGCATGGAGTGTAAATGCGCAAAATGCGGAGAAGTACGGGAAATCGTCTGTAGAGTAGATGGTGAGCCGTGGTGTGAGGAGTGCTTGTACAAAGCGTTGGGATTGATATTGGACAAAGCGTTGGGATTGATAGAGGAGGCAAATCAGGCCAAACATGGACATCGGACTCATTGATGTGGATGGTCACAGTGGGTTCCCCAAGAGGTGATCCGTGGCGGTACCGGGTACAAGGACTATGGCAGTCTGCCGCCGGAGATAGAGGCAACCTCACCGGATTACAGCATGTATCCACACGTAACGCATGCGGTCGGATTTTTGACAAGAGGTTGCATCCGTAATTGTCCGTGGTGTATTGTGCCACGCAAAGAGGGGGAGATACGCCCGGCCTCCACCTGGGAGGAGATCAAGCGGCCTGACAGCCGTGACCTGGTGCTATTGGACAACAATGTCCTGGCCCATCCGCATGGCCTGGAGCAGATCGATAAGATGGGGCATGCGCAGGTACGGGTAGATTTTAATCAGGGTGCGGTACGCATGTTTGGGTGCGCCAAGTACCACGATCCGGACAACTGGCGTCAGGTTGAGCCGCAGCGCTACAGGGATGCTTTGTACCGGCACTGGTTGGCTTATCTCAAAGGCGAGCAGTGCGATCAGGAGAGCGGATTGCCTCACCTGTGGCATTTGGCCTGCAATGCGGCGTTTTTGATCGAGATGGAGGGAATGCTATCAGAGGGGAGAAAAGCCGCCCCTGTGATGGGGCGGCTTGGTGCGGGGGGGATGCGCGGTAGAGCGCACATTACAGCAGCTCCCTCACATCCACGTCCAGCGCGTCCGCCAGAGCCAGAGCATTGGTGAGGGTGACGTTGCCCATCTTACCCTCGCCCTGCTCGATGCGCTGGATCTGTCTTTTATTGACGCCGGACCGCGCTGATAGCTCGTCGAGGCTCATGTGCTCACGGCGGCGGGCCCACTCCAGATTTGTGATTGGCTTATTGCGGCAGTCGCGTCCGTAAGACACCAGGGGGCAGACGGTGCAGTCGCCGTCTGCCCGGATACAGTCTCCGTATTTCCGTCTCATTTGATCACCTGGTTGTAGTATCCGTGCTCACCGTTGTTGCCGAGCCGCTCCACGTCATCCAGACTATACCCACTAAAATACTTAGCTTGAGGGGTAACCCCTAGGCCAGGGAGGTCAGGGTGATGCTTGTACAGGTAACGCATAAGCTGTATTTTGACCGGCTCGGTTAAATCATCCGGGATGCCGCCAGGCGCGGCTGCGTCCAGGTGGAGATACCCATCTTTGACTTTGCGGTCATCGGACAAGACATCCCATCCACCTGCCGTAAATTTGACTACTGCTTTGCCACCGAAGTAGGACAAAGCGATAAGAGTGATCTCGTTGGCTTTTTCCATTTTGCATCCTCCTTTTTTGTTGCCATCGTGAGTTTCGGGGTGAGATTTCTGTTTTTAGATTTCGCTTTGCCATGCCTCAAATTTTGCGATCATCGTATCATCTGATACCCTGTAATACTCCACGATAATCCTTAAGTCCTCGTTTCCCTTAACGGAGTTATCTTTTTCCCACCAATCCCAGCTAAAGTTCTCTTGCACCTCTTCTTCAACGTCCACGTCTACAAGCTTGTCGCTGTATGTCGTTTCGTAGTTGTATCCGCTTCCGTCAACCCACTCTTTAATCTTGATAACTTCTCTTACTTCCATTTTCCTTCTCCTTCTGCCCTCGTGACCTCCGGGGCGGGACGTTTCCTGCGTTAATATTGCCAAGTGATTTGCTGCCCGTTATCCATATCGACCCAAGCAAGTTTATAAGTCTTTTTGAGGCTGCTGCCGTAGTAGCCGCCGACCGTGACATATACACGGTGCTTCCCGTAGTTTTCCCACTCCCGTGCGTCCAACTTGTAGCTGTCATAGTAGCTCATAATTTTTTCCGCTTTCCCCGTCAGGATCTCGATAGTCTCATCCGTCAATCCGTATTTATCCATTTTTTGCTCCTCCTAATTTTGATCTGCCCGGTCCCTTGCTGTGATTATATTATACGCCAATATTGCCTAGTTGTCAAGACAAAATGCTAAAATTATCTGATATTTTTTAGGAGGGGTGGCCGTTGGATGAGTTCCCTGAGAGGTTGAGGAGACTGAGGGAGAGCAGGCGTCCAGTGCGGAGTATGACGGTGACGTCGCAGCTGATGGGGTTGCACCCTGATATGCTGAGACGGTATGAGCGGGGAGAAGTAGAGCCGTCAATGGGCGCATTATATAAGATTGCTGACTATTACGGCGTCAGCACAGATTACTTAATGGGCCGTACAAACTTTCCGTTTGTACATAGACTGTAACCTTTTATCATCTCAAAAATAAGAGGGAAGCCCTCCCACAAAAGTGGGAAGCAAATCCGGTAATTATGCGACAATGGGAGCGTGGGGGCGAATGCCTCCCGCTCCCTTCCATTTCCTCCTCCTTTCTCATTGCCGGGCCTCCCTCCCGGCAACGGCACGCAGGCAAAGCCGCAAACCTGCAACATAGCCCGTAAGGGCTATATGCCCTTGTAGCTCAGTGGGTAGAGCGTCCCGAAGATATGGGTGTGCGCCGGTTCGAGCCCGGTCGAGGGCAACTTAAACCACTCCCTTGCGAGGCCTCCCCACGATCCGGGGATAGGCGTGTAACCTGGGAGTCCATTGCAAGCTGCTCCAAAGTACACGGAGCTGACTGTGGAAAGACACTATACCGGTGGCTTAGAGCGTCAGTTATGCGCCGGAGAAGGGTAAACGACGCCCGCCTGTCATGGAGGCGGAAGCGGCGGCAGCTATGACCTGCCCCGGTGGTTCGGCCCAGCGGCGATAAAGCCACTGTATTCTAGATGGCTGGACCATAAAGCGCTATCCCGCTGAAAACTGCCGTGTTTGCCTGTGCACGGGCCTCCCAAATATGGCGTGACAATCTAAGCGGAAGCGCACATATGCCTCTCCTCGCCGCATGAGTCGGGCGGTGGCACCAGCGTGGGTCTCCAACTTCCCTGTGTGCAGGAGACATCTAGCCCCGGATTTTCAGCGCCCGATGAGAGAGTAACGCCTCGAAACGCTAAGGTGTCGCGCGGAGTGGCCCTACCGGGGGAATAACTGGCCACCAGCAGGGAATGGCATCCGGGAAAGACCGGCACACTTAAAGATGTGATACCGCATAGCGGATTACATACAGGCCCGCGGAAAGCCTGACCAAACCCGCAGCATACCCCGAAAGGGGTATATATACCGCGCCGCAGTCGCATGAGACGGTGGCGGGATCAAAAGTTTTTATATGAGGTGGTGAGCATGGCTGCACGGCTGACAGATAAGCAGAAGAAGAAAATCGTTGCTGACTATGTGCAGCTGGGCAGTTATAACGCAACAGCAAAAGTAAATGGCGTTTCTCTTAACACGGTGAAGAAAATTGTGCAAGGAAATGCAGATATTGCAGAAATGTGCAATCAGAAAAAAGACGAGAACACCGCCGATATTCTGGCCTACATGGAAAGCCAGAAGGGCCTTGTGTGTGAGATCATCGGTAAAGGGTTGGCTGCGCTCAACGACCCGGAGAAGTTGGCAGAGGCTACGCCTGCGCAAATCACTACCGCGCTGGGGACGCTCATCGACAAATTCACGGCCTTCGGCGGCGGACCAGGCGATACGGCCAAGGATGACGGCTTGAGCCAGAGCCTGAGAGAACTTGCGGAGGGGTTGGGAAGCGATGATTAGCCCGCAGCAAAAGAAAATCCTGGCTTTCCCCTATTCCCGCTACGACGCCATCATCTGCGATGGCGCGGTCCGCTCCGGCAAGACCTCCATCATGATGTGGGCCTTTGTGGACTGGGCAATGCGGGAGTTTTCCGGCCAGCGGTTCGGCATCTGCGGCAAGACAGTGGACAGCGCAAGCAAGAACATAATCGTTCCGTTTACCGCTATGACGCTGGCGAAAGAAAAGTACACTATCCGCTGGCGGCGGTCGGAGAAGATTCTGGAGGTCCGCCGGGGGGCCGTAACGAACTGGTTCGAGGTGTTCGGCGGAAAGGATGAATCCAGCGCAGCCCTAATTCAGGGCCGGACGCTGGCAGGTGTTCTGCTGGACGAGGTGGCGCTCATGCCCAGGTCCTTTGTGGAGCAGGCCCTGGCCCGTTGCTCCGTGGACGGGGCAAAGCTGTGGTTCTCCTGCAACCCGGATTCCCCACAGCATTGGTTTTACCTGGAGTGGATAAAGAAGAACAAAGAGCGCAACGCCTTGTACCTGCATTTCACCATGCGGGATAACCCTGGGCTGAGTGAAAAGACGCTGGAGCGGTATGAGAACATGTATACCGGCGTGTTTTATGATCGGTTTATCCGTGGCCTTTGGGTGGTGGCGGAGGGGCTTATCTACCCACACTTCGGCGAGAACTGTATCACGGACGAGGACCCGCCAGCGGGCCGGTATTATATCTCCGTGGACTACGGGACGCTCAACCCCTTTTCTGCAGGTCTTTGGTGCGTAACAAAGCAAGGAGCGGTTCGCATCAATGAATATTATTACAGCGGGCGTGGGACGCAAGAGCAGCTGACCGATGAGGAGTATTACCAGGCGATACGGGAACTGGCAGACGGCTATAACGTGGACTATGTGGTCATTGACCCGTCGGCGGCGTCTTTCATCACAACAGTATTCCGGCACAACGAGTTCCACGTGGTCAAAGCGAACAATGACGTAATGGACGGGATACGGCGGACATCCGTCTATCTCAAAAGCGACAAGCTCAAAATACACCGCCGGTGTAAGGACGCTATCCGGGAGTTCGGTCTGTACCGCTGGGACGAGGACTCAACGGTGGACAAGGTCATCAAGGCGGATGACCACGCCATGGACGATATACGATATTTCGCAAACACTATTCTGGTTCGGCATTTCCCGGTAATGAGGTGAACGAATGACCATCATCGACAAATTGAAATCATTGGGCTTTGCCACCATCAACGAGGGATTTTACGGTAAGGTCCAGGAGTGGAAGTCCTGGTATGAGGGCGACGTGAAGGGATTTCATCGTTACCGGGTGCGCAATGGGGCCGGGATTGTGCGGTGCAAGCGGTACACGCTCAACATGGGGAAGAAGATCCCGGAGGACTGGGCAAATCTCCTGATGAATGAGCGGGTTGAAATTACCCTGGACGGAACGAAAGAGCAGGAGTTTATTGACCGGGTGCTGGAAGAGAACAATTTCCGGGTGCGCTCAAACGAGATGCAGGAAATGGCCTTCGCTCTTGGCACGGTGGCTTTTATCCCCCGCGTGGTTGGCATGGGGTTCACCGAGGCGGGGCCCGTTCCCGGAAGCGCCACAGATATCATCATCGACTATGTGACGGTGGAGCATATCTGGCCCCTGGCCTGGCAGAACGGCATCATTACCGAGTGTGCCTTTGACAATATCGTCAATGTCAATGGGGACGATTACTGCTACCTGCAAATCCACAGGAAGGTCAACGGCCTGTATGACATTGAGAACCGGCTGTATACATACCGCAACCAGAACGTGGATGCTGAGGTGCCGATGGCATCGGTGCAGGGATTTGAGAGGGTGCCGCCCGTGGTTCACACCGGAAGTAACCGGCGGCAATTCGTCATTGACCGGCCCAATATCGCCAACAACTTCGATTACTCCATCCCACTCGGGATTTCGGTCTACGCCAACGCTATCGACAGCATGAAGGGCGTGGATATTGCCTTTGACAGCTACGTCAATGAGTTTGTACTTGGGAAAAAACGGGTGATGGTCAAGCCGTCCGCCCAGCAGTATTTGGATGGTGAGCCTGTCTTTGACCCTGATGATCTTGCCTATTATGTGTTGCCGGAGGATATCGAGAGCGGAGCCGTCATCCAGCCCATTGACATGAAACTCCGAACGTCGGAACACACTCAGGGAGTGCAGACCCAGCTTAATCTGCTGTCCAGCAAGTGCGGATTTGGCGAGACCTACTACCGATTTGACGGCGGGAACATCACCACCGCCACCCAGGTCATCAGCGAGAATTCCACCATGTTCCGCACCATCAAGAAGCACGAAATTATCTTGGAGAGCGCCATCAAGGAGCTGTGCCGGATCATTCTCCACCTCGGCAACACGGCAATGGGGGCGGGGCTGAATGAGGATGCAGAGGTCACCATTGACTTCGATGATTCCATCATCGAGGATAAGACGACCGAGCGGAACAACGACCGCCAAGACCTTGCGGCGGGCATTATGAACCCGTGGGAGTACCGTATGAAGTGGTACAACGAGGACGAGGCCACAGCAAAGAAGATGCTCCCCAAGATGGAGGATATGACGGACGAGGAGGAAGAGGAGATTGAATGAAATATCCCTTCACTCCAGAACTATTAGACTCCCTCCCGGAAGAGCTGGCGGAACTGTACCGCTCCCTAGAACTGAAACTGCTGGATGAAATTTGTTCCCGCCTAAAAATCGCCGGTGAGCTGAACGAAGTGGCGGTACAGGATATTCGGGCATTGCGCTCCCATGGCATCGACCTGAGCGAGATTGAGAAAGCCATCCAGCGAACCGCCAACATCTCCCGGAAAGAACTGGACAAGCTGCTGGACGAGGTGGTAGAGCGCAACCAGCGGTATTATACCGACCTCATTGACTTAGCGGGCGTGACACAGCCGGAGACGATGGTGAGTTCTGCCGATATTAACGCCATACTCTCCCAAGCACAGCGGGAAGTTGGAAACCTGACCCGCTCCATGGGCTTTCTGTTGGACAACGGGCGAACCATGCTGCCCTATGCAAGGGCTTACCAGTGGGCGCTGGACAGCGCGGAGATGCAGATCATGAGCGGGGCTATATCCTATGATCAGGCTATCAAGAGCGCCGTCAAGCAGCTTGCAGACAGCGGACTCCGCATGGTGGACTATGAGAGCGGCCACCGTGACCATATCGACGTGGCTGCCCGCCGTGCAGTGATGACAGGCGTATCCCAGATCTGTGCCAAGTACACGGAGCAGAGCGCGGAATATCTGGAGACACCATACTTTGAGATATCAGCTCACATCGGAGCCCGGGACAAGGGCGTTGGATGGCAGAATCACAAGGCATGGCAAGGCCGTGTGTACTCTGTCAGAGCCGGTGACAAGTATCCGAACATCTACGAGGTGTGTGGCCTGGGCTATGTGGACGGCTTGGAAGGAGCAAACTGCCGCCATATTAGGACGGCCTTTGTGGATGGTGTGATGGAGCGCACATACACAGACGAACAGCTGGTCCACATTGACGACGGCCACGACGTGGACTTTGAGGGTAAGCACTATACAGCCTATGAGGCTACCCAGAAGCAGAGGAAAATTGAGCGGACCGTCCGCAGGCTGAAGCGGGAACAGGCGGCATACAAGGCCGCAGGGTTGAAAGAGGACGCCCAAGCGGTGACAGCCCGCATTCGGCGGCTAAACGCAGAATACAAGTCGTTCAGCGAGGCCGCGGGGCTGCCGTTGCAGCGGGAGCGGATGAAGGTTACCTATACCGATGTGGCATCTGAGCAAATGGCTTCAGCCCTCAAAATACAGCGCGATGCGGAAGCACCGATCAGGCAGGCAATCCAAAGCGGTGGGTATCCGTTGGAAATCAATCCAGAGAAACAAGCGCGGCATATGGCTGGTATGGCTATACCGGGTAGAAGTGTAATAACGGTTTCTATGGAGGAGTTGCAAGCGATCATAAACGCGAAGGCGGGCAGCGGAAAAATCAATCTTACAGATGATTTTACAAAGTGGAAAAACACAGAAATTATTGATGCTGGAAAAGAAATTGGCTATACGATCAACAGAAATGGTGATATAATGATTGCAAGAAGCATCAAAATCCACTACAGTAAAAGCGGCACTCATGGTGTCCCATTTTCGGGGAGGTGGAAAAAATGATAATTGAAAATCCTGAGATTTACTTCGGAAAGAAAATTAAAGTTTTTTCCACAAGCGGGCGCATGACGATTGGGGAGCTCTATGGGTATGATTACGACTTTGACGATGATGGAAATGAGTTTCTGGAGTTCGATGTGGAGAATGAAAACGGTTTGCTGATCGGATTTACGGAAGATGAGATTAAACGCATCGAAATTGTCGGGGGAAGCGAATGACAAAAAAGATCAACGGAAGAATGTGGTACTGCTGCCCGCACTGCGGGAAAGCACTTTTCCCAATCCGGGCAGATACGAAGGTACAAAACATGCCATTCCGATGCAAAGCATGTAAGCACGATATCGAAGTGAATATTGCATAGAGCCAAGAGCCTGTGAGCCAAGAGCCATTGAACCGGTTACGAACTGTAACGGTTTGATGGCTCTTTCTATTTTGCCGAGAGGCGTAAAACCGCAGGGCGACGGCCCTGACAAAAAACGGAGGTATTTATGAGCGAACCTATCAATAACCCTACCCCGGCCCCTGCGCCGGAGCCCGCCCCTGAGAAAACCTTCACTCAGGCAGAAGTGGATGCCATGATCGGCAAGCGGCTTGCAAAAGCCATGAAGGGGATGCCCAGCGAGGAAGAACTGACTGCCTACCGTACTTGGCAAACTGGACAGGCTGGTGAGAAAGAACGCTGGGATAAGCTGACCGGCGAGCGGGACACCCTCTCAGGCAAACTGACCGCCGCAGAAGCGGAGCGAGACCAGCTGAAGCGAGACTTGTATGTCCTGAAAAAGGGACTGGCCGGTGAAGAGGCGGAGTTCATCGCCTTCAAGGCCGGGAAGATGGTAGACGATAATACCACCTTTGAGCAGGCCGTGGACGCTCTGACCACTGACCGCAAAAAGACCACTTTTGACTGGACTGCTCCTGTGGGTGGCGGAAGTTCCAAAACAGGAGAAAACGATGTAATGAACGCCCTAATCCGGGGCGCACTGAAATGAAAGGAGAACATAAATGGCTGTTGACATTATCGATAGAAGCAAACTTTCTGGGCTTATTCCTGAGCCCGTGACCAGAGAAATTATTCAGGGCGCTGTAACGGAGTCCGCCGTGCTGCGGATGGCCCGTCGGCTGCCCAACATGACCAGCAAGACCCAGACACTCAATGTGCTGGACGCACTGCCCACCGCCTACTTCGTAAACGGCGAGGCAACCACCGGCGCATCCGACTCCAAGGCTTCACTGAAGAAGACCACGAATATGGCGTGGGACAAGAAGAAAATCTATGCCGAGGAGATCGCTGTTATCGTGCCTATCCCAGAGGCCGTGCTGGATGATAGCGATTACGACATTTGGGGTGAGGTGCGCCCCCGCCTTCAGGAAGCCTTCGGAAAAGTCATTGACGCTGCTATTCTGTACGGAACAGACAAGCCCACCTCCTGGCGTGAGGGCTTGGTCCCTTCTGCTACCACTGCAAACGCTGTTGTGACTGCTACCAGCGATATTTTCAAGGACATCATGGGCGAGGGCGGCGTGATCGCCAAGGTAGAAGAGAGCGGTTACATCCCCAATGGTGTAATGGCCGCCATCCAGATGCGTGCCAAGTTGCGCGGCCTGGTTGACAAGAATGGACAGCCCATCTTCAAGACCGACATGCAGGGTGATACCCGCTACGCACTGGACGGCATGAGTATGTATTTCCCTGTAAACGGCGCTTACGATCCGGAGGAATCCCTTGCCATCGTAGGCGATTGGAGCCAGCTGGTCTACGCCATTCGGCAGGACATGACCTTCAAGATTTTTGACAGCGGCGTGGTGCAGGACCCCACTACCGGGAATATCCTGTATAACCTGATGCAGAACGACATGGTGGCCCTCCGCGCCGTCATGCGGCTAGGCTGGGAGATCCCCAATCCCATCAATGCATATAACGTGGGCCTGGAAAATGCTTTCCCTTTTGCTGTTTACGCACCGGCGGGGGGTTAAGCGCGCGCCTCTCGGGGCTGACGATTGGCGCGCTAACACTCACTCCGACGTTTGACCCAGATACGACGGAGTACACAGCCACAACGACCAACGCAACAAACACTGTAACGGCCACACCAGAGGACGAGGATGCAACTGTGACCATCCTTAACGGAGAGAGCCCTGTTGACAACGGCACGGCGGCAACTTGGACGGAGGGGGCGAACACCCTGACCATCACTGTGAAAAACGGGGTAGCCCAGAAGGTTTATACCGTCACCATCACAAAACCGGTCTAAAAGGAGGCTCTATAATGGCTTATGTAGACTATGGGTATTACACAACCACATACCTTGGGACAGCCATTATGGCATCCGATTTCCCACGCCTGTCTCTGCGTGCAAGTTCGTTTCTGGACTACTATACACAGGGACGGGCAGCTCAAAACAAGGATCTGGATGCCGTGAAGATGGCTTGCTGCGCTGTCGCTGAACAGTATCAGGCCATCGACACGGCCCAGGCACTGGCGCAGAAGTCTTTGTCTGCTGCACTGTCCCAGGATGGCGGAGAACTTAAGAGCCAGACTGTGGGAAGCTGGTCTAAGACTTACCAGAGCGGAGGCGAGAGTGCGGCACAGGCGGCCGCCTCCGCCACCTCCGTAAAAGCTGGTCTGGCGGCAGCGGCGAATATGTACCTGGCCGGGACCGGCCTGCTCTACCGTGGAAGGGGGTGCGTCTGTGTTCCCCCATACTGTGACGCTCTATAACGTGTCGGTGGAGATTGACCCGGCCACTCTGAAGGAAACGACGGTCAACCATATCACAGTGCTGGAAGGCGTTCTTCTGGATGCGGTGAAGGGGAAAAACGTCAACGAGAGCGGACTTGTGGACGCCGATGCTGTAACACTCTACATACCGACCAACGTATCCGCCACTGACGGTGTGACCGGCGAGAAGAAGCGTTACGTTGGACCCGTGGAGTTTTGGAACGGTGACAGCCGGGACGGGATGTGGACCCTATCTCCCGGGCAGAACACCTTTTTTGTCAAGGGGAAGGCCATTCACCCGGACTGGAGCAACCAGAAAATATCCGCCGCCTACGCCTACGTCTACGACGTGAAAATGGTTGACTTCAAGGACTTCGGCGGGGAGATGTCCCACTTTCAAGTAGGAGGGGCCTGATGCTGAAATTCAATGTGCATACGTCCGGCCTGGATTCACTGCGCGAAAAAGTTTCATCTGCAAGCGATAAAGCAGCCCACATAGTGGCAATGCAGGTCCGCAAGGATACATCGCCATATGTTCCGGCGCTGACAGGCAGCCTGGACAAGCGGACGCGCGTCGATGGGGGCGAAATCATCTATCCGGGCCCATACGCCCGATATCTGTATTTTGGGAAGCTGATGGTGGACCCCGCTACCGGCAGTAGCTACGCGCAGAAAGGCAGCACAAAGGTGCTGACAGACAAGAACCTGGTATTCAACAAGGCCATGCACGGACAGGCTCAATCCTATTGGTTCGAGGCCAGCAAGGCGGAAAACCTAGAGAAGTGGGTCCGTGTGGCGGACAAGGCGGTGAAGCGTGATCTCTGAAAAAAAAGAAAAGCCTCGGATGCTGGCAACAGCGGAAGAGGTAGACAAGATCTCCCGCTCCATGAATGTGTGGGTGAACACCTTCCCGGAGAAGCCGGTCACAATGATCAAGTACGAATCGCTGGACACCGCCATCGGGGAAGAGACAGCCATGGCCCTGTCCACCATCCAGGGAACCTATATTACCAAGCAGTACATTTTGGGCGGATACCAGGCGGAGTATCAATTCAAACTGATTTACCGCATCAAGCCTGGAAACAGCAACGACCGGAGATTGGAAGCAGACGAGCTACTGAACCACTTCGGGGACTGGGCCAGGAAGAACCTGCCCGACCTTGGAGATGGGGTTCGTGCGCTGAAGGTAGAGCCGACAACCCAATCTTCCAAATTCGCCTCCTATGAGGGGGGCATTGAGGATTACCAGATTTTAATGAAGCTGACCTATGAGGTCGGCGTGTGAAAGGAGAAGCAAAATGCCTAATTCTGATTTAACATTTAACACCACGCCCGGCCAGACCGTGGGCCGAGAAATGTTGATTGCTTATCTAAACACAGGGGAAAATGAGACACCTAAGTGGTCTCCGATCGGCAAGCGAGTGGAGGACAGCTCCTCCGAATACGACTGGCAAACCGAAACAAAAGTGGATATTTTCGGAAATACTTACACAAACGGAAAGAAGCCTACAATTACTCAGACATTTGATCCGTGTGAACTGGATGCAGACGATGCGGCACAGAAGAAGATTTGGAATTTGGCTATCAAAGATCAGAATGTCAATGCTTTGATGAACCAAGATATGCTGATAGTTCATCTGTATGCAGGAACAGCCAACACGGCGGTGTTTGCGGAGCGGTATTCTTCCTGTTCCATTCTTCCTAGTGGGCTCGGAGGAGAAGGGGGCGGCACCATCGGAATGCCTCTTGATGTGACCTATGGAGGAACACGGACTGTTGGAACAGCATCTATTAGCGGCGGAACAGTCACATTTACAACGGAAGAAGTAGGGGTCTAACACATGAAAGAATTGAATTTTGATAGCGGACTCGTTGCCTATTCATTAAATGGAAAGTGTGAAGTATCCTTCAACCCAACTGACAGCAATTTTGTAGAGCGTCTGTATTCTGCTTTTGAGGACTTGGACAAGAAGCAGGAGAGCTACAAGGCTCAGATTGAGAAGATGGCGGACAAGAAGGAAATCTTCGAGTTTGCCAGGGAGCGGGATGCGGAGATGCGCGGTATCATCGATGGCGTATTTGATGCGCCTGTGAGCGAGGCGGTGTTCGGAGGGATGAATGTCTATGCCATTGCAAACGGCCTCCCCGTATGGTGCAACCTGATGATGGCGGTCATGGATGAGATCGACACAACATTCACCAGAGAGCAAAAGCTGACCAACCCGCGCATCAGCAAGTACACGGCAAAATATCAAAAGTATCAGAAGAAGTAACCAAAGGAGCACGACATGAGCTATGGACTTCCCAAAAGCGTGGAGATAAACGGGAAAGAGTTTGCTATCCGCTATGATTATCGGGTAATTCTTGATATCTTCGAGGCCATGAACGACCCGGATTCCAGCGAGGAGGACCGCGCTCTTGACGTGCTCCAGATCTTCTACATCGACTTTGACGAACTGACCGACTATGACGCGGCTATGAAAGAGGTGTTCCGGTTCATCAACGGCGGCGAGGAGCCACGGGAGCAGAGAGGTCCCCACCTTGTGGACTGGCCGATGGACTTCCCCCGCATCATCGCCCCGGTCAATCGTGTGCTGGGCTATGAAGCCCGCGCTGTGGACTACGACATCGAAACTAACACGGGCGGGATACACTGGTGGACTATTCTCTCTGCTTATTCAGAGATTGGAGACTGTTTATTCGCACAGATCGTCCGAATCCGCGACAAGAAGGCCAAGGGAAAGTCGCTAGACAAGTCTGACCGGGAATTTTACCGCAAAAACCGTGACATTATTGATATCAAGCATACCTACAGCGAAGCAGAAAACAAACTTGTAAGCTTCTGGACGGGCGCAAAATAAAACCGCCCCCGGAGGAGCGGCTAAGTCATCGTATGGAGCATTTTGTTAATTGTACTTGCGCAAGAGGAATACCATCACACTTTCCAGCAATTACGATTTGATCTCCATCCTTTAACTGAGCAATCAAATCTGTCTGGTCCCCGTTCTTTGGGAAAAAACATTGGATGGGATAAAGTCCATACCCGTCATTTGTTTCAATGGAAATGCAAGGGGCTTTTGTCACGATATCCTGTCCAATATTTTGAATGGTCCCAGTCACGACCAAAATTTTATCTTTGTATAGCGCATCTGCATTTACTGTGTTCTCCTTATATGCCGCCCACAAATCAGTTGCAGAAATTGTGATTTCCTCCGGCTGGCTGTCCGGCGTTAAGTTATTGTCAAGCTGTGTGGAAATGTTTGATTGATGCGGGCTAGGTCTATCGTTTGACGAATCATCAGAATGGCCCTTAAAAGTAAGCGATAGAGCAGCAAGTGCAGCAACGACAATTACTACCGCAAAGGCAACATTTCCTTTGCTTCTCTTAGCTTGTTTCCTTGGAGAGTTCTCGCGATCGAAAGCGGTGGCCTCTGTCGTGTTTGATGCGTATTGACTATCTACCGCAAGATGAGAACCAGATATTTCCGTATTCACGACCCATACCTTGTCTTCTGGCGATATAAGAATCGAAACAGAACAATCTATCTTTTTCCCTTTTTGAAATAAAAGCGTATGCGGCCCATCTTGAGTGTAAACAGAGATTGTGTCCCCATTCCTCAAAGTCCCGACAACCTTACCGTCTAAAAGGACAGTAAAATCAACCGCACAACCCCACATGGACTTCTCCCTTGTGATTATGATTTCTTTATACCCATCCACATAAATCTTCCCCTTCAAGGTGGTGTTTTATATGTCCGCAGACGGTTCCATCGTCATTGAGACCAATATTGATGATAAAAACGCACAGCGGGAATTGACCCGCCTGAATAAACAAATCAAATCGATCGAGGATCAGCTTGCATCTAAAAAGCAGGGGCGACTGCCCCTTGAAAATAACCTGAACTCGGTCAACGCAAAGCTGGACGAGGCCCGGAAGCGGCTGGCAATGCTCCAGGATGAGCAGAACGCCATTAACTCCGCTATGCAAGCGGGAGCGACCGCAGATGATTATATGCGCGCCTATTCAGATAGCCCTATGGTCGAGGCCGCTCTGAAACAGCAGCAGGCCGAAGTTGACGCTATCGAAAAGGAGTGGAAACAGGCCGACAAGGCTCTTTCCGCTTACGATTCTAAGATTTCAGGTCTGGAGGCTAAACTGAACAGTGCAAAGGAGGAGGCCGGAGGTATCCAGCAGAATATGGCTAAAGCTGGTCCATCCGCCGAAAAGATGGCAAAATCCGTTGACAAGGCGCAGAAAAGTGCAAGTAAGTTCTCCATGCGTCTGCGGGAGGTCATCAGGAGTGCACTGATCTTTACCATCATCTCACAGGCACTTGCAAAATTCCGCGAATGGATGGGAAAAGTCATTAAGACGAATGACGAGGCTCGTGCTGCGATTGCCCGCTTGAAGGGTGCGCTGCTCACATTGGCGCAACCTTTAATTGACATCATTATACCAGCGTTTACCAAGTTTGTCGATATGCTGGCCAGAGTTATTTCGATGGCGGCGCATCTTACTGCGGCCCTTTTTGGGACTACAGCAGAACAAGCTGCTGAGTCCGCAGAAAATCTATATGATGAAACAGAAGCCATTGAGGGAACCGGGCAGGCAGCGGAGGAAGCAGAAAAGTCCCTTGCATCATTTGATGAGATCAATCAGCTTTCAGGTGGAAGCAAAAAAAGTTCCAATAAAAATCAGGAAATTGCACCCGATTTTTCCGCAGTTAATCAAAACAGCGGATGGTTACAACAAATGATGGAAAGCGTATCTGCGTGGGTCCCAGCTGCTCTGATGCTTGGAGGAATCGCGCTTGTCGCAATCGGTGCATCAATGGGAAGTCTGCTGCTCGTTATTTCCGGGCTTCTATTACTTGGAGCCGGGATTGCATTTGGCAAAGAAAACGATCAACTTCAATCGTGGGTCGATTCGCTTGGGCTGAACAGTGTACAGGAATTTGTGGTCATCGCTGTTATCCTTGGCGGAATTGCGATGGTAGCAATCGGAGCGGCAACAGCAAATATACTGCTCGTGATAGCGGGTCTTGTTTTGATTGGTGTGGCTATTTGGTATGCGGCACAGAGCGGTATGATGCAAGACTGGGCAGAAACCCTTGGACTTTCGAGAGCAGCGCAGTTTATAACTGCTGCACTTCTTATTGCTGGATTTGCGCTTGTCTGTATTGGGGCTGGTCTCGGGAACATTTTGATGGTAATATCCGGTATTGCTTTATTCGCTGCAGGAGTGTATGTGGGCATTGAAAGCGGGACACTGAAATCATGGGCGGAGACGCTTGGGCTTGATTCTGCGTTTGAGTATGTAGCAGCCGCTATCCAAATTGCCGGGATTGCGCTAATTTGCATTGGAGCGGCAATGACAAACATTTTTATGGTTGCCGCAGGGGCAGTCTTGCTTGCGGTTGGAATTACGGTAGAAGCACTTGGGGAGCAAACGTTGATGGCGTGGTGGGAGAAATTGAAATTGACCACTGTTGCCCAGTGGATTTCTGTGGCGTTACTTTTGGCCGGAATTGTAATGGTAGCCATTGCGGCAGCAACTGGGAATATCTTGCTCTTGATTGCAGGTGCAATCGTTCTTGGTCTTGGAATTGTTGCTTCGGTAAATGAAGGACGTTTGCAGGACTGGGTTGAAACATTGGGCCTTGAAAAAGTAATGGGATATGTAACTGCTGCAGTTTTGCTTGTCGCATTTGGACTTATTGCAATAGGTCTTATGACTGTGAATCCCGCCATGTTTATCGGTGGGGCTACATTGCTTATTGCTGGACTGATTGTCGGGAGAGAGAGTGGAACGCTTCAAAGCTGGGTTGAAACCCTGCATCTTGAAGAAGTGGCTGGATGGGTTTCCACCGCGATGTTGCTTGCCGGAATCGCTCTCGTTTCTATCGGCGCAATGACGTATAACTTGCCCATGGTGCTGGCTGGCATCGCGCTTCTTGGTGGTGGTGCGGCCCTTAAATTGGGAAGCAGTGGCACAAGTAGTAGCAGAGGCGGAGGCTTCAGCAGCAGAATGGCGGCCCCTCGTCTCGCCTTAGAGGATGTCCCTGCGCTGGCCCGTGGCGCTGTCATTCCGCCGAACCGTGAGTTCTTGGCGGTATTGGGGGATCAGAAAAGCGGAACAAACATCGAGGCTCCTACATCGGAAATCGAGGCTGCGGTCATGCGCGGAATCCAGCGGAGCGGGATAAACGGCCATGGAGGCAACCAGACTGTGATTCTGGAAGTGGACAAGCAGGTGCTGGGCCGTGTAACCTATCGGGCCAATCAAGCGGAAGGGAAACGAATCGGTGTGGAGCTGGTGGAGGTGTAATTTTGAGTTACATCAAACTGAATGGGCGGGAATTTGATGCGGACATCGCTATCTCGGCCTACAACCGGAACTTCAATGTGCTGGATGGGGACAATGCGGGCCGCGTCCTCTCCGGTCTAATGATTCGAGATATCATCGGCACATACCTTGGTCACAAAATCACCGTGTTTCGGCGCGGAGACGACTATAAAGGGCTGGATGACTTTTGGGACTATCTCTATCAGCACTCCATTGATGATTCTGTTCTACTGGAGGCGGCTGATGGCCAGAAGACCATCAGCTACCAAGCCTACTACACCAGTGCATCTCAGGACATTGAGAAGGTGGAAAACGGGGTGACCTACTGGGGCGAGATTGAAGTGAGCTTTGTACCCATGGACGCACAGCTAAAGCCGTGAGGTGATACGAGATGGCGAACACGACTAAAATCGTATATGACGGACGAACATACACCGGGACAGAGATACAGAACGGAAATATGAGACTGGCTACATCTCTGCTTTCGTCCTCTCTGGAGAGCAATACGTTCAACGTGACTTTGAAAAGCCCAAACAAGAATCTGACCAATTTCTCCAGAAACGCTCCTATCACAGTGTTCAACGGTGAGCGTCAACTCGGGATATTTTATGTCCAGGACGTGAAGAGAACTGCAGCTGATTTGTACAAGGTTTCGGCTACATCTGCGGTCGGTATATTGAGTGATGGTAACCACTACGGCGGCATCTATACAGGGCAGACTGCTGAATCCATTATCGGTAGCATCTGCGGGTCAGTAAAGTATGATATCCAGAACAAGCTGCGGCCCATAAAGTTATATGGCTGGCTCCCCATTGCAACACCGAGAGACAACCTCGCCCAAGTCCTGTTTGCGATGGGGGCCACTCTCCGAACAGACTTGAACGGCGTGTTACGGATCGAGGAGCTGTGGGATGGGCTGAGTGGTGACATCGGGACAGACCGAATGTATCAAGGCGCCTCTGTTGAATACGCGTCAAAAGTTACCCAAGTCTCACTGACAGAGCACCAATATGTGGCAAGTGGAGATCTTGATGAGCTGTTCAGCGGCACGACCCAAAGCGGCGATATTATCACCTTTGATGAACCGGTCTATGGTCTTACTGCCTCCGGATTCACGATACAGAGCCAGGGCGCGAACTTTGCAAAGCTATCTGCCGGTAACGGAACTCTAAAGGGACGGAAATATAAACATAACACCCGAGAAATCATCAAAACCGTGTCTTCCGCATCTGAGCCTAACATAAAGGCAGTGAAGGACGCTACGCTTGTATCGCTGGTAAATTCACAAGCTGTTTCAAACAACCTTGTAAATTACCTAAAATGGAACCGGACAATTAAAACTAGTGTAGTTTACCAGGGTGAAATTCCGGGGGATCTTATATCCACATGGGACCCATTCGACAAGACATCTGTGGATGTTTGCATTCAAGAAGCAGACATAATATTGTCGAATACGATTAAGGCAAACGAAAAAATGCTAGTCGGATTTACCCCCATCAGGCAGGAAGGGAGTGAATCTTACGAATATCATGTGGTTTTGACCGGAAGCGGGACCTTTACCTTCCCGGAAGGAACTACCTCAGCAAGAGCTGTACTGATCGGTGCTGGCGGCGCTGGTTTTGATGGGAGCCCGGGTGGAGATTCGACCGAGACCTGGGAAGACGAAGAGATCAAGACGACCAGGATCAACCTGACTGCCCCCACCACCTCGGCAAGCGACTCCAGCAATGTGAGCAACAGAGGAGCGGGAACGCCCGGGAACGGAGGAGCAGGAGGTGCCGCCGGAACACCGGGAAAGGTGTATGAGGTGACATTCAGCCCAAGTAGTGGGTCCAGGATATCGTATGCGTGTGGAGTCAAAGGCACTTCAAATGGAGCCCTCGGTGGAGCAACTACTTTCGGAAGTTATTCATCGAACAGTGGCAGCACGAGCTCTGCGGGCTATACGGACATCATAAGTGGCATCACATACGCTAAGAGCGGTGACAGCGGAGCAGACGGCGGAAAGGGCGGTTCGGGTGCTGATGGCGAGAGTGTTGGCGGCGTGTCAGGAGGAAAACAGGAACCTTCTGGCTCGGCAACCAGAAGCGATTCTGATACACAACGCCGCTCAAATATATCTATGGACATTGACGCGACCGCGAATTTCTCCCTTGGAGCCGCCGGCGGAGGAGGGGCTGGAGGAAACTCCGGCAACAATCTCGGAACTCCTGGGGGTGATGCAGAAGTCGGAAGTGTGCGCTTAAGCATCACAACAGGATACATAAACGCACTTGTGTACCCAAACAAGGGTGGAAAGGGTGGAGACGGTGCGGATGGGGCTGATGCATCCGTCTATGGATGCTCTGGTTCTGGTGCCGGAGGAGGCGGCGGGGCCGGAGGAGATAGCTCTGCATCTTCAAATGTCTCAGCACAGTATTACGTCTATAACATCACAATTGAAACTAGAACTGATTTTGCAATCAACAATAATGCTGGCGGTGCCGCTGTTAGAAAAGGTGGAGCCGGTGGCAAAGGTGGAGCTGGCGCGGATGGTTGCATCATCCTGTATTACGGCGTTACGACTCCGGTACAGGACGGTCAGCTCAAGGACAAAAACGGCCTGATGCTGCTGGACAAGTACGGCAGACGGCTCATTGTATAGGAGGGTAGACATGGCAACGATAGACGAACTGAATGCCCAGGTGGCACAGCTCAGGGCGGAAGTGGAGCAGCTGCGGGGGCAGATCGCCAGTGCGGGAGTCAATGCTCTGGCCGCGGCTCCCTCTGGCTATTACATGCTCAAATACAGCGGCGAAGAGATAGACACGAAACTAGGCAAGATTTGATGGAGGTGATCGCTGTGCTCTATATGCAGGACTGGCATATTTGTGTCCCGGCAGATTTTTCGCTGGGGTTTGAGGGGGACAACAATGCCGTTACCCTGGAGATCAGCACAGATCTGCCGGAAGGCTGGGACCTGAAGGTCGATGTGGCAAAAGATGGAGAGAAAAACATCATCCAGCTCAACCGCAGAGATAACGTCTACTATGCACTCCTCACCTCCTCCATGCTGGCGGATGATGGGGTCTACGAGATGCAGGTGCGGGGGACATTGGGAGATCAGGTCCGGCCCAGCAATATTTTCCTATCCCATGTGCATAACTCCATCAACGCCACAGACGCTTTCCCCCCTCCCCTGCCCTCTGAATTTGAGCAAATGGAGGACAGGCTCACCAGCATCAACAATAATCCGCCCCAGCCTGGAGAGAATGGATACTGGCTGATCTGGGACCCTGATGACATGGAGTACAAGGAGTCTGATATCCCTCTCCCCGCGGAAGGTGGGACTGTTGGGACCACGGATTACAATAAGCTAAAAAACAGGCCCAG